ATGCTGAGGGGGGGGTATATTTTGCGGGGACCCCCTCCCCCCTATGTTATATTCTCTCAATCAATCGCAAGAGAAGAAAGTCTGAGTCGAAACCTTGGATTATTGTAACGACTCAGAACTCTCCTTCCTTTTTAGTTGATCAGTCTTCGATCGAGATAGGTGTGCTGTTAAATTCCTGATCCACAAGGTCTGGAGCAGGTGTTGGTGGTAGGTCATCCGTAGTTAGCACAACAGGATCGTTGTACCTATCTACTAGTCGATGCATCCCTGTGACGTTCAATACCACAATGGCTTGAGCCGCCTCTGCCACTGCCAAGTCCTGATCTCTTTCACTCAAATCATCAGAACTAATTGTCATTCGTGCCAAGTAGTCACAAGAGTTGTAACCCATGAACGCATCGAACCCAAACCAATCATCGAACTGTGTGAAAGGATTGTAAGGATTGTCAATAGTTGTTAGCATGAACTCTGTTCGTTGTGTCATGTGCCTACCCTCCTGCCCTGGCTAGTGCATCATCTAGTGTGCTTGCTGGTACACCCAGTTGTCTTGCTGCTTCTGCCTGTGTGTAGCCACGGGCCAGCATTGCTTTGATACGGGTGATCTTGGCATCACTAATGGTGTACTCAGTACGTGGCATAGCGTACTTACGTACCACATCAGTGTTGGTGTGGGCCAGTATGTCAGTGAGCCTGTTGTTACTGATAGCTCCTGCCTGTATGGCAGCCCACTCACTAGGAGTGATGTCTATAGGGGTTCTCTCAGCACCCGCCCTGATACGGGCCTTAGTGAGGGCCTGTGTACGGATCTTCTTCTTCTGTGCCGTGGTGAGTTTAGGATCAGCCTTGATCTTAGCGTTCACCTCAGTACGGGCTAGAATAGTGGCCTGTCTTTCGGCGGGCTTATTTGAGAGGGAGGCGTTCAATTTAGCCTGGAGGCTGGCTACTTCTTTGGCATGGACCTTGTTTGCAGTGGGGTTATATTTTACAGGGGGTGTCCTGACATATTCTTTACGGGCCTGGTTAGCGAGGGCTTTCAGCTCGTTCGCGTGGTTAGCGTACACTGCTTCCATCACAGTGCCGGGCTTTGACATCAGCGTGCGTGCGTCCTTGGTTTCTGCCATCTGTGTAGAAGAGACAGTCTTCTCGATGACGGTCTCTTTGACAACGCCCCTCTTTGACACGGTGGTCTTAACATAGGATGCGCCTGTTGGAGTGTAGACCTTTTCCCCAGTACGGGGGTTAATTGGGCCACCCTCTGCATATTTTCGCAGCTTCCTATCAGGAACTCGGTCCTCTAAACTAGCTCTTGAGATCAGAGTTGATGCTCCACCTGTCTGGTACTTCTTCTTCAAGGCGGCGATTCCGTTGTCAATCTCTGATTGTTTCCAATTCAGACCGTGTTTCTCTGCGTCGATCACCACCATGGAATGCATCACAGCATGGGCGATCTCTTCAGCCGAAGCTTTCCGGATCGTCATATCAGTGATGAGGTTCGACACCACACCCATCTGCTTCTGCTTGTGTTGGCCTTCGAGACGCTTCATTCCTTCGTAGCCGGGGTAAGCTTCGATGGGGTCGAATTTCTGTAGGGCTTTCAGAGGAGCCGTGGTCTTAACTTGATGGTTGTTGTTCGGGATGACCAGAACGGTATCACCATCGAAGTCAGCACCGGACAACCGCTTCGCGGTCTTCGAGTTGATGGCAACGGCATCTTCCATGTTACCGAAGATCTTTCGACCTTCAGCGTTACGGTTGTTGACCTTGAGCTCGGGGATCTCGAATGTTCCGCCATGGGGGTGACGAATGAGAACCACAGTCTCGCCGTGTTCGAAGGTGGGGGCATAAACCTCATTGTCCTTCAGCGACTTGAGCGGAAGAAGCACCTTGGTCGCTTGTCGAGGCAGGGGGGCTGCTTTGAGATCGACAGCGTCCGAATCCAGTTTGTCCGACAGCTCAGCAAGAAGCTTCTTCCGAACAGCCGGATTGGTCAGAGACATGATCTCGTCGAAGTCTTCTTTCCTCTGACGGTACGCGAGCGCCAACTGCTGCTTTGCCAGCTGGGGGCTTTGTTTTGACAGCATCTGAGAAGACAGCGCACGAGTCCAGGTGCGCCAGCCACCTTCCTCATAGGAGCCCTCCTTGGTGCCCACTGGGTTGATAGCTGAGAGTTGTTCCTTGCCCCTTGAATCCTTGTAGTACCTCTGCCGAACGACAGAACCGAAAGGAAGATCCTGGTCATCTTTGATGGACTTGAGCGCGTCAAGTTTGTTACCTGTGGCGTCTTTGTTGGTGTTGAACCGAATATTAACGCCATCAGGGAGATCCATCGCGTAGACAGCCATTCCCTTTAGGTAGTGCGTTCCATCCACTGCGATGCGAACCTGCGCGTACCGCTTGGTGCCCAAAGAAAGCTCAGGAACCCCAGGACGAAGCTGAATCACTCCATCCATGTCTGAACCACCATCTGGACCATAGCGGATCTCCAGCTTCTTCGAGCTAATGCTACGAGGAGCAACGACCTGCTTCATCGTGTGACCGTAGTCGTCGGAATATCCCTGAAGGGTTTTGATCTGGTCACGGTTGGAGTTGAGGTCTTTCATGTCCGTGTCAGGACGGCCGAGAACCTTCACCTTGGTGTACTTACCAGGTTGACCGACTTGCTCGATGTCGACGTTGTAGAACTTGTAGCCCTCTTCGCGGAGGATAGACACCGCGGTGTTCATCTTCTCCTTGGAGATTCCGAGTTGAACCTCGTTACCGAGACCGATGTCTAGATACTTCTTTTCGTCAACCTCCTTGCGGAGCAAGTTGGAAGTGGCGGTCAACACATCTGCCCGAGCTTGACGCGACGGATCCAGAAGTGAACGAACCGTGGACTCATTGATGTTGCCCATTCGCTCGCCGATGGCAGTATTGGAGAGGCCCTTCTCCTTAAGGCGCATGGCCATAGCCTCATCAGCACGTCGCTTGGCGTTACTGGCAATAGACATGGTCGCACGAAAGTCCGTGGTAGTCATGTCGAAAGCCTTGGCGATCTTGGAGTCGGACATCCCTGACTTGCGGAGAGTGTCGACCTGTGAGAAGAAATCGTCAGCCCTCTGTCGGGGGTTTTCGCCCGAACCCCAAGGGTAACGTCCACTCTTCCTCAGGATGCCGTAGTGCTTGATCTCTCCGTTGTTACCTCTCAGCGGTTCCTTGATGATCACCTGGTCTCCTCTCAATCCTTGGCGATTTCCCTCAACTTGTTGATTCGTCGATCGAACGAGACGATCTTGTCCATCACTTGGATGATCTCTTCCGGCTCTGGTTCGTGAACGATGATCTCGTCGTTCTGGTAGATCCTGAGCTCGATGTCGATCATTCCGGGTTTGGTCCCGTATTCGAGGCAGAATATGGCAGCGTACACTACCAGTTGCTCGATCGATGACTTATGTTCTCCGGTCTTGAGGTCATGGATCCGGAGAAGATCTTTCCTGAAGCTGATGGTGTCGGCAGTACCGAAGCAGTTGTCTGAGTAGAACAACACCTGTTCCGGGGTCATACCGAACCCAATGGCGTCATTGACATACATGTTGAGGGTGGTCTTGCTTCGAGGGAGACGAACCTTCAGGTCGATGGCTTGATGCGCCAGCTCATGAAGGCGAGTGCCGCGTTGCGCGGCTTTGAAGGTAAGGAACCGCTGGTCGATCTTCTCATCGTCGTATCGAATCCAGTGGTAGTTGGATGGGCTCAGGAATGCGTGCTTACCTGCCAGGTTGTAGTGCGAGTTGAAGATCATGCCATACCTCCTCTATGTTCTCGGGATATACGACAGCTGCATAGGACATCTCGTTCAGCTGCGCGATGTAGTACTTCTGGTTCGGTTGGTAAGCCGAATTCTTGTGGTCTTTGAACTCGAGGATTGCCCAACGATCTTCGAACAGAATGATCATGTCGGGAATACCTTGGACGAACTCAGCATCGTTTTTCAGGATGAAGCAGCCAGGGAAGCGCCGCTCCACCCTCTTACGAAACCTCTTTTTGAAGTCTGACTCCGCCATGCCAGCCCTCAGTTCTTATCGGTCTTGACCAGGGAGCCCTGGAACAACCAAACCTTATGGTCCGTCAGACGGCCCGGGTTCAGCTGGTGGACCTCTCGGATTTCGATTTCGGCGCCCTTCTTAAGGATGACATCGATCTTCTGCTCACCGACTTCGTCGAGCGTGTCGACATCCGGGGTGACCCGTTCGAAGCCGAACTCCTTGCGAAGCAGATCCTCAGCCTTGCTGGTATTCATGTCGCCACCGATGATGGTGGGAACTCCAGGACGGTAGACGGTCTTGACCCCTGTACGCAGAAGATTCAGCTTCCCCTCGAGGACCTCGTCTGGGGTCCAGGACTTCGGGAAGGAATCCTTCGAGGGAAGGTGAACGCTGATGACGTCCATCTCGCCGGCGCCTTCGCGCTCGTCCTTGAGTGTGGTCCGAACGATACCGTGGAAGCCGGTACGAAGAGCCGTGCGTCGCTCTCCAACATGCTGCCATGAATCCTTGGTCGCCCACATGGTGCAGACGTAACCCACCGGGTGAGTCAGGAAGTTGGTGACGCCCAGAATCTTGCGAATCATATTTCGACGAGTCTCACTCATCTCCTGGCCGAGGATGATCGAAACCCTCTGATCCTTGATCCACTCGGCCACATCAGGGTCGGAATCGCTGAGACCTCCGAAACGCTGAGCCTCGACGTTCAGACACAGGATACGGAAGTCCCGAACCTTTCGTGCAGGAGGGGCTGGGGGTTCGACGACGATCGGATCAGTGGGATGAGTGGGAACGGGTTCCGGCGCTGGGGGCACAGGCGTCTCCTTCTCCTTCTTGTACTTGGCGAGCTCCTGCCAGGTCTTGGTTCCGATCACGCCGTCAGCCGTAAGACCCCGAGCCTTCTGGAATTGCTTGACCGCCTTTTCAGTGTCAGGGCCGAAATATCCATCAGCCTTGAGTGCGAGGATGGTCTGGACGATCGGAGTCGCGTGCTTGGCGTAGACGCCTCGCTTGAGGTTGGCGGCTTTGTCGAGCTCGGGGTAGTACTGCAGGTGCCAACGCTCCGAAGGAACCGAACGAATCCAGCCGAAGTCGTTGATGCGGGCGTACTCACCACGACCGATCTGGCGGGGGGACTTGCTGCCCAACGTTCCTTTCATCGCCCATACGAAAGCACTGGAAGGGGAGTAGGCGCGGTTCGTGTCGGCGGTCTTGAAGTCCATGGCAATCTGCTCGATGTGGGGAGCGTTCGCGTTGGGGTACGCGGCAACAGGTCCGTGTCCGGCCTGGTAAGCCTTCCACAAAGCTTCCTGTTGGGCCATGGTCCTCTGGAATACCTGGATGCCTCCGGTGGGCATTCCTGCCAGAAGCAGTCGCTTGTAGGACGCAGCGGCATCCGACCGCAGCGTGTGCCCTTGGGCATCTACTGATGTGAAACTCACGAGGGTTCTCCTTTCCGTGTGAGAAACATAGAGAACATGTATACGAAACGGGTCGTATTCTATTCTCTTCTATTAGATACCATGTGTTCGGGACGGGGCACGTTACATAGTAGGGTTTTGCCTCGATTTACTATGTAATAGGTTTTGTGGCCGATTTGGCCAAGTGGCCAAAAAAAAATCACCTCGGTCGTAGGATTTCTCAGCCCCCTGAAAATAGGGTGTCCCAGAAGCCCCAAAACCCCTATTTTATAACTTTTCTATCTAAATAGTAAGAAAAAAGTGGCCAATCGGCCAAATCCCTCATTTACAAGGCGTCTTACCCCAAAACTACTGGGTAAACAGTGGCCAAATCCCTCAGAAAAGTGGCCAATTGGCCAAAAAAAGAGGCTAAAATGTCGACATTTGGGCAAAAAACAGCAATCCTTGTACCTGTTGCGTAGTAGCCCCCTCGAAGACCCCTAAAAATCGCAGTTTACTATGTAATAGGTTGATTTGGCCGTTTTGGCCACATGTTTTGGCCACCCCTTTGACCAACCTATTACATAGTAAATCAGCGACTGAAAGGGCCTCAGAGAGGCATACTACGTTCGTTAAAGGTCTTCTTCGCCTTCAGAGCTTTGTGGATGGCTCTGTCTATCGGCGCGTGCGATCTAAACACGAAGTACCACAGGTTGACGAACTGGGTGTTCATCCGATCGATCCGCCCCATGGATTGCTCAGTCAGCCTGTAAGAGTAGTTCTGGCTGAACAGGACCATACAGTCCGTAGTAATGCAGTTCCACCCTTCCGCTCCGGATGTGTACTGCACCAGGTAGATCCACTTATCACTCGTAGGCACTGGTTCGTGTCGGTGACCATTCCACTCAGCTACCTCGGTACCTTCACGCTTCCCAGCGAATTCCCGCAGCAGTTCTAGTTCGTAGTCAAAGTTGTAGAAGACTATGACACGGGGGTGACCCGCACACACCTCCTCCAGCTTAACCAGTCGACTTGGATCCGAATTAGCGATCCTCCTCAACAGGTAGAACAGTTCCGCTGTGGATTTGATCGGGCGATCCTTCCAGAAGTTCCAACGTTTCTTCAGAGTCTCCTTGGTGAGATCTTCATCCCAATCACAGATCACATGCTCGATGTTCCGCGTCGTATGCTTCTCGACAGGCATGTCAACCAGGATCTCATCACGGAGGCGTACCAGCTTGTTGGTCCCCACATACCGAAGCACTTTAGGGAACTTGCTGTAGGGCTGGTACACCACGTGATCGAGCTTGAAGTCGCTTCTTGTACGGTAGAACCCGTTCGCCTGGAAGACCGGCAGGTAGTCCAACCAGACATCCCCAGGGGTGGCACTGAGGAGTATCCAGTTGTTCTGCTTGGCGATCTTCAAAAAACTCTTTACCCAGGCTCCTGACCCAACCAGTCGTTGCTCGTCGAAGATGAAGAAAGCCCCTTCAACGTGCTCATACTTCTTCAGGTTGTTCCAGGAATCGACTTCCATCTTGATTCCATCAGGGTGTAGGGAGGGGTCATCCGTGATACCGAATGAGACGGCTTCTTTGGGCCATTCTAGGCGATCCCGCTTGTTTGCGGTGGTGATCACGTAGAGATCCTTCGGGGCCCTCATAGGGGCCCTGGAGCCCCTCCCATTGACCTTCAGGCCGCCTTGGCAGTCGTTCAGGTAGTAGTAGGCGATTGCGGTCCTGCTCTTGCCGGATCCGACCCCTCCACAGAGGATTTTACCCGTCGAGAGTTTCTCCAGCGCCGTCAGTTGGTGCGGGTCCAGGGTAATCAAAATACTTCACCCCTTCCGGAGGAGGGTTAACCCCTCGAGGTTTGAATTCGCCGTTTCCAAAAACGAACTCACGAAAAACCCGTTCGTTCTCCTCCCGAATTATCTCCTGTAGGGTCTCCTTCACAAGCTTCTTTAGCTCATTGATGAAGTCGCAGTGCCCCCCACAAGTCGGACAGGCGAAGTCATCGGCCACGAAACACCTCCTTATCAATCTCCTCCTGGAGGATCTCCTTGAGCATCTCACGAACAACTCGACGGACAACAACTATACCCCCATCAGGACATCCCAACTCATGCTTGGGAGAATCCTTCATGAACCCACAGGTTTCGCAGATCAGTCGCTCACTCATGATCGCTCCTCCAACATCTGCCGTAGTCGATCTTTGAGGTACTTCCGAGTAGAACGCATTGCGCCCTCTTCAGAGTCGAACGAGTCGAGCCACATTCCATCGGCGTAGACGGCCCACCACCAATTACTGTTGGCGTTGATGTTGAATTCGCCAACATGGATGACTTTGCGGATCTCCAGGTTCGGAGGCGTTTGTGGGACGATCAGAACCTCAGGACTACGGTCCGGATCACACGCCCCAACCGGGTCCTCTGCCCTTCGGTTGGCCCATGGCATGGCTTCTTCCCAGGTACAGAAGATACCCCAGTCAATTCCATCGACCCGGACAGCCCACACCCAATCATCGTCGGCCCGATGCCACTTGCGTCTTACGGTTACTCGTTGATCGAGCATCTCAACATCCCCTGTTGAATAATGCTGTCATGTACTCGAGCCTTGAGCTCGGTCGTTGCCAACATCTGGGCCTTCTCATTGGCGCTCTTCATGGCTTCCTCCCAGGTAAGGAAGGACTCCGCGTCCAGGAACTCTTCGAGAGAGATGATGTACGGGAGTCCTTCCTTACCTGGGAGGAAGGACCCCCACCTGATGCCGGCGAAGCTCACTTCCCATACCCAGATGTTGACCAGGCCAAACGGCTTCCGCCTGACTTTGACTCGCCGCTTGATCATCGGATGTACGTCCCGTCGGGCTTCTTCTCCAGGAGTTGCTTACGCAGGGACGTCAAAGCCTCATTGGACAGTTGATTCGGGTTGTTGATGACCCCGATGCTTTCAGCCTTCCACCGTTCCCCGAAGACTTTGTGATCCAGGGTGCCGTACGTCCCATCGGGGTATTTGACGAAGTAATCGCCCGACAAGGCGGTCAGGATGATCCGCTCGTCCCCCTTCTTGAAGTAGAAGATCGGTCTGGTATTGAGCTCGTAGATCTCGATCCAATGAGCACCGAGTTCGTCCGCGATGTTCAGGATGTTTTCGACGCTGATGAGAACTGCCTCGAGTGTCGGCGGTTCTCCTGTGTACTTCTTGAAATCAATCATGTTCTTTCTCCTTTTGGTTTAAGATCTGCACGGCCATGACCTCTTCGTCTCCGATGACAAACCTATCGAAGATGTTCATTCCACACCCTCCCAGCTGGTATGCAGCTCGTCCGAGGACATGGTGGTGAAGGACCCATCCTGACTCCGGATCAGATACCGACCGATGGCGACCGTCGCGATTTCGCCGGTGTGGTCCTTCCTGAAGACCACCGCGGGAATGGCCTGGTCCAGGTTGAAGACCTCAAATCGGTCCGCACCGATGAGGCGTGAGACGTCGAACAGGTTGTTGTGCCAGACCATCACGGCCTCGATAGCCGGGGACTGCTGAACGTACTTATCGAATTGAAGCATTTCCTTCTCCTTTGTTGAAAAGCATAAGCACCTTGTTAGGGTGCTTAGAGGCTTGAGTTCATTTGTTTTTGGATCGGTTAAATCTGCCGCGGATGGACATGCGCCTTCCATCGTTCTGGCGAGCCGGGTCGAGTGCGCGGTTGATCAACTTCACGAGCAAATCGATCTCCTGGACCAGATCCTCGATCTCCTTCAACCGACGGAGGTATTCGTGGGCGGGGAGACTGGGGTTCAGGTATTGGGAATCGGACTCGATCATGAAGAGCTCAACCCGCTTACAGGCCAGCTCGTCGAGTAGGACGTAGGCGTAGTTGGGTGTGGACATGAGTGTTCCTTTCGGTGAATGTTCTCACTAAAGGACGTGTTTTTGACGCGACTTATCCGCCCATACCCAGCTTCAGTCGGTAAGAATACGCAGCTCGGGCCTTCTGGTTCGCAAGCTCCATGGCTGCTTCCCAAGTGTCGTGATGTAGATCCTCGGTAGTTATGGAATCCACATACCATCCATACATCCCACACAACTCGCAGTATAGCCGACGAACGCGGATACGCCTCTTGAATTTTGTTTTCATTACGTTGTCGCCTCTCTCAGAATTTTTTCGACGGGACGCCCGTGCATCAGCACCCAGAGGGCACGACGGACCTTCCCGAGCTTGAGATACGACTCGAGCAAGTCGATCTCGCGGTTGACCTTACGGAGCTGGTTGTGCAGCTTCGCTTCGGCCCTCTTGACGTCATACTCGCGTTTTACCGACCAGTGGTCAGTTGTTGAGTTGTCTTCGATCAACTGGTTCAACTGCTGTTCCAGTTCGTTTACCTTATCCTGGAGATCCTCCAGTAACTCGAATTCGTCCATTCTCGTTCTCCCGTTTTAGATGTTTCTGCATGAAGGCTTCGACCCATTCGTCATCCGCCGAGTCCCAAACAACATCCCCCGGGTTTTTAAGACCGTGTCGTTCGTTCCAGTTTGTTCTGAACACTTCCCCTATGGGCACCCAATAGAGGTTCTCGAGCGAACAATTCTCCCAGTCATCGTCAAGATGCTGTACGAGAAAAGATCGCCCTTTGTCTTCTCTAAAAGTCGTCATGACCAGTCGGGGAAGGGACCGTGATCGTGCCTGATGGAACTCCTCGAACCACAAGGAAACCACCAGGGTATTCTTCCGTAATCGAGGATATACTTCGCGGCCGGATCGAATGTTGCGGACCTTGCCGGTATTGCTGACTTCGTATTTGGGTGCGTCTTCGACAGTCCGCCACTCCTCCACGATAGACTCCTAGGTTTGGGTCCAGGTTTTTTGCTGTTTACTCACGATTCTCCTTTGTGAGTTTGAAGTGAAGGCCACATATTACATTCAGGTGGTTGTCGTTTAATCCCGAGCAGAGCCCTGCAGGGAACCCTCACATCAGTTGTCGATCAACTCAGTCCGCGAGCGAACCACTTCTGGGGCGACCCGCCACTGGAATCTCGCCAGGAGCCGGGAAGGATCTCCCAAGCCACCGTGAGCTTGTCGCCCTTGTTCACCTGCGCGGCAGTCGCGTGAGAGCCGCTGTTGACGTTTCCGACGCCCGCCTTGGTCGTGGCCTTGTTGATGCCGGAACGCCACTGCGAGGCCGTCCACTGATCGGTACCGGTGACCTTGACGATCTGGTACCGCGAATGGCCGTAGTGGCTCTTGTCCTCACCGAACTTCAACCGGCCGTCGTTGTCGTACCCCGCGGCCTTGTTGGCCAACGACCCGGTCGGATTGGTGTAGGTGTCGACCTGGAACGTTCGGGTGACCTTCTTGGCCGGACACGGAATCTCGATCTTGACTTCCCGGTCCCGCTTGTCGATCAACGTCCACGCCGAACTCACGTCGTCAACGGTCCAGTTCGCTTCTCCCAGGGTGCTGGACTGATCTCCACCGGGCAAGTAGTAGACGGTCTTGCTTCCGGTCTTGACCTCTCGGGTCTCACCGGTGTTGCGTGACTGCCACTGCCGGTACCACTTGGTTCCGTCGCTGTACTTGCCCTCGCCGTGGAAGGCCGGCTCACCGAGAGACGGGACGTTGGTGTTCTCCCACGACTCGTGTGTGATGGGGGTCCACTTGGTCCAGCCGCTGTAGTCGGACCAGGCCCGTTCGCCGTACTTCAGGGTCTTCGTTCTGGTGTATTTGACGAAGTGCCACTGGGTCTTGGTCTCCTCGACGGTCTTCTTGTAGCGCGCCTCGTGAACGACCTTGGTGTCGTAGCAGGCCGTCTGGTTCGACCCGGCGGCGTGACTGACGGTCGGCGCGAACAGGCCCGCCATCATGATCAGGATCGCTGCGAGAGCGACGCGAATGGGATTTTGCATGACTTTTCTCCTTTTGGTTGGGGTGTTTCGTTGGGATGTAAGGGGCGTAGTAGCATTTATTAGCTCCTGTCGTTTAATACCATCCGGGCCAAGGGATGGCACCCCTCACATCAGTACCTCAGATCAGGCCGTCGGCTCGGTGCTGACCGCGTCCATCTTCGGCGAATCGTCCAGCGGATCCGGACTGAGCTCGACCCCCACCGAGAGCATCTGCACGTCACGGAGCACGTGCGCCTCTTCGCGGTCCTCGATTCCCTCGAAGACCTGGCCGAAGGCCCGATCCTGGAAGATCTTGAAGATGCCCTGGTGGTTCTTCACCAACCACGAACCGATCTCCGCCGGCGCCGACAGGCCCTTGCCGAACCCGACCCGCACGAGCAGGATCAGCGGGTGTTGTCCCTCGTTCTCGGCGTAGCGGTTCTCCACGACCTTGCCGTCGCACCAGTCCGCGACCTCGTTGAGGTTCTCCTCGGTGATCTGAACCGCTTCAACGGTCTTTCCCTGGTACTTCTTGATTTCCGACATGTTGCTTCCTTTTGGTTGTTGGTGTATTTATTGGGTTGGGATTCAGTTTTAGAATATCAGGTCGAGCAGGTTGTTGACGGGCAGGTAGATATGGAACATCTCCTTGCCCTTCTCCATCGGGATCAGCTGGTAGCAGTCCGTCTCGATGTCATACTCGAGGAACACCGCGTCCGCCGTGGGGCAGACCGACTCCCGAAGACGGACTAGTAAGGCGTTCCATTCGCGATCCATCTGGTTCGGGATCATTACAGGGCCTTTCGCTGCGCCCTACGCTGATGGGCCTCGTGCTTGTTCGCCGCACGGGTCTTGGACTTCACCTTGTCGAGATGACGCTTTCTGACGATTTCCGCCGGAGTGAAGGGCAACTTCTCCTGCGGCTTCTTCTGCGGCTCGGCCTTGAAGAGGTTCCGGAACAGGCCGGTGTTAAACTCCATCATGATCAGTCCTCGTCCGCGTACTTGAGGGACAGCTCGTCCTGCTCGATGTTGACGTACAGGGCCTGGAGGTATGCCGTGACATGATCCTCGCCTTCGTCATCAGTCCAGTTGTAGGGACTGATCGTCAAGTCCGCGGACTTGATTGCGGCCGAGTCGACAACCGCCACGGTCTCCCGAGTGAGGGTGGTCTTCTTCTTGCCGGTGACCAGGATGACCCTGGGCAGGGTGCCGGTATCGAAGTTGACCTTCACCTTGATCCAGGGGGTCTCAGTCGAGTCCTCGTCGTCTTCCCGCTTCTTGAGCCATTTGATCGGCCAGCCGTCCTCGGCCATCCGCTCAGCATCCTCCAGCGGCAGAAGCGCTCCGAAGTTGCGAGCTCCGGCAACATTGAACTTCTGCTTCTCCCCCGCCAGGTTGCGGAAGATCAGCTTGGTGTCTTGAATGGTGACATTGCCGGTCACCTTGTATTCCTTCTTGGGCATTACTACTCCTTCTTTTTGGTTGGTCTTTTCTCTGGAGATTCGTTTATGGGAACTAGCTCCATTTGGTATACGATGTCGTCGTGAAATTGACACTTCAGTCCGACTTTTCCATCGTTGAAATCCCCCTCTTCTTGAGCAATATCGAGGATTAATTCAACATCCCTCCAATCCCCAGATTCGGTAAAGGTCGCCCATCCGACCCTTACACCGCTGTACATCAGGGGAACGTCACGCTTCATCACTTTTCCTTCGTGGGGTAATCCTCGTCCTCGAACTAGGGCTTGGTCCAGTACTTGCGACCCCTGACTTCGTCCCGAGGCTCCAGAATCTCAAGCTCAGGCTCCGCGAGGAACTTGACATCGTTGCAGTTCCAGTACTCGTCGTTGGCCTTCTTGTCCTCTTCCTCGATAGGCATCTCCGAGCAAGAGAGATCGAAGTTGTCGGTGAAACCCTGAACGACCGCGAACAACTCCTTCAAGTCGTCCTCATCCAGCTCACGAAGAGTGAGTCTCACCTCGAGAAGAGGCAGGGGCTCGGCGAGGCCTTCATCTTTCGGAAGCGGATTGATGTTGAGCCCCGGAAAAATTTTCTGACTCCGATTGATCATTGCGTCCATCTCAGTTCCTCCCTGTCTAGGCTCATTTTAACCATATCCTCATGAAGACGAATCCGCACGGAACTCTGAAACCTCTCAAGAGTCACGTGGTTGTCCCTAGGGGAATAGATTGTTCGATAATAGTCCACTCGTTCGCCGTAGATCCCTAGCGTATCCTTCAAGAGAACCTCCCACGAACCCTCTCGAGACTCTTCGACGATAAGAACCTCCAACCTAGTCGTTCGGAATTGATTCTGGATCAGTTTTACGGCAGTGATCGTCGGTGTGGACTGGAGGCCAGCCGGGACAGAAGGGGACATTTTCTCTGCAGCCACATCAAAGATGTTCCGCGGGCTTTTCTTCTCCGCCATCGATCTCAACCTCCTCATAACCTTTCCCAACCCAGGTCACGACCGGGTAGCCTTTCTGCCGGAGGAACCCGATCAGCGTTAGCCACACCTCGTGAGGGGCGCTCGGGACCACGATGCCGAAGCTGACGTCGTCAGGCACCATCCCATTATCGAGCGGGTACTTCTTGAGGTTCTCCACCTCCTCGAAGAATCGGTCCTCGTCGATGAACTCTTCGTCATCCATAATTACTCCTGTTCTCGGCCGAGGACTGTTCCCCGGCACTCTTCGCATGATCTGTCACAGGCGAACCCGTGAGTGTGTACTTCTTCGTAGTTGCACCCGTTGTCTCCCAGGCACTTGCGGAAATATAGCTGTTGTAGTGTCATGATCTCCTCCTTTTGGCACCAACATTTTCCTAACCGATGGGCCGATGGCGAATGGATGTTGAGAATCCTTCCGACCCAAGTTGATCTCCAGGGCTTCAGTCTAGGAACCATCCAACATCTCCATACTTTTCGAGGGACGAGATTGACTCATCAACGAGCTTGGCGAAATATGCCCCGTCGATGTCTCCTTCTTTACCGAGCTCTTTGACGACCTCGGCTTCCATCCACTGATACCCCTTCGTTCCACCGACGGCATACAGCCGGCCCTCTTTCTCCCGGAGGAGTAGTGAGCCACCAGTCCCCGGTTTCATGGGACAGAACCGACCTATACGGCCCACGAACTTCGCAGTCGCGTTGTCTTCGATCTGATAGATATTCTTCTCGAAGTCCGAATCCAAGTAAAGCGCTGTAGTGACAGCCTTGGTCTCCGTCATGTCGTCGAAGTCAATCGGTTCCTTGCTGAACAGATGCTTGAACACGTACGGATGGGCGAACTGAGCACCGGTTGCGTGCCAGCCCTTGTGATCCTTGGCGATGAACACCGCGTCGTTCACAAGGCACATCTTTTCGTACGTGGTCTCGTATTCGAAATCGTAGCCGTACTTCTTCCCAAAGTCCGAGACGAACTCGATGTCTTCGGGGGAAGCACCGGGGATTTTGATGGAGTCCGTTTTAATGTGGACCACCTGCAAGCCCCGCTCCTGCGCTACATGTTTCAGCTCAATCATGAACAACGCCCCACGCTTGGCGACGATGTTGTCTACGTTCCGAATATCCCTGAACGGGTTGTCGAACTTGGCGGACGTCAAACCGTACACGGAGTTGATGACCGTCTTCAGGGCGTCCGACAGAGCTTTCAGATCTCCATCGCCCTTCAGGAACGGACCCAGCTTCCCATCCATCAGCTTGGAGGCCTTGTCGAGCTCTCCGTGCTTGATCAACACACGAGCCTTCTTGAGGTCGCTGAAGATCTTGGTGTATGGCCCGAACAGATTCAACTGCTCGATGCTGGTCGGATGCATGGACGCGATGTCCAGCACGACGACATCCGAGTACATCCCTGGCTCAGAATATACGTAGCCGCCTTCTCCTGGATCCTCACCACGGTACGAACTCTTCCCGTAGTCGTAGGTATATCCAGGGAACATCTCGCTCAGATCGGTGTACACGAAGTCCTTCTGGGGCTCCTTGTTGTCACCGAATATGATGCGAGTGGAGTGCCTGTTGGTCGTGTCATTGACCGACAACCCTGACAGCTCCGCCAGGATCTGACGAGCCACCCAGTCACCCTCGACATGGTCCAGCACCTGCTCGGTGGTGATCACATCGTTGGCGCAGTACTCCGCGACCTTCTCAATCATGGTATCAGGGACCTCTTGATCCCAGGGAAGACCCAGCTCCTGGTGGTGGAGCCCCAACTCGATCTGCCACCGCTTCAAGGACTTCTTGTTAGCAGCAGAGCAGAAGTCGTAAATATCCGTGTAGGACAAGTTGTAGGCCTCCCCGAACGGGGCGCTCCGCTCGTTGGAGATCAGCTTCTGACTGAGCTCGTAGAGCTTCCTGATGCTCAACCCCATGTACCGGCCCCAGATGATGTGATTGTCGTACTTGCGGTTGTAGAAACCCACAAGCTTCAGCCTCAACAGAGCTTCCATCTCTTGCGGAGACGGGTTGATCATCCGGACAACTTCGGAACCACCTCGGTACTTCCAGCAGACAATGAAGAGGTTTGGGAACACCTCAACGTCGTAAATCACAAGTCGTTCGTCGGTCGGAGCGGAAGGTTCCTTCGGCTCTATTTCTTCATCGGACTTGTACTTCATCTTCAACACCATCCGGAGGCAGTAGTCAGCCTGATTGGTGCTGTTGTTGGCGAACGCCATGATCCGCGGGCGCATGTCAGTCAGGTCGTACACCAGCCCGGAGGAATGAGCGTCCTCCAGGATTTTGTGAATGAAGTCGACAGACGGCTTCGTACCTGGATGAATCTCTTTTCGCAGATTACGCTCGACCAACGCCCGTAGAGCCTTTTCGCTCCGAACGGTATCTGCGTCGATCACTTTTTCCTCCTTTAGGGGTAGCCCACCATGCAGTTCGGCTACCGGAATGTTGTTGCACCCTGACAATCTCCGCCTGAGAGAACTGTCCCCGAGAAGCGTCTTGACCTCAACTCCTTCAGAGAAGACGTTGCTGAGTTTCGAGACATCTCCGGAATATAGGTAGTGAAGATGGATCCCCGAGCCACCCTTGGACCACTCGGCATACGTCGTCGGCCACGCACTGGCGGCAGCGATGTTCAGCTCTGCGGACTTCTCGCCGTTCTCGTCCTTCAAGTCGAAGTCGATCACGATGTGGTTAGCGGGCACCTTGACGTAATGGACTTCCTTCGTGTCCAGGTCTGCCAAGGTCGTCTTCACCGACAACCACTGTTTGCTCGGGATTTCCGATTTGGTCTTCTCAGACCATTTCGCGTACTGCGCCGGCTGTCCAGCAAGCATCTCATCCAGGAGAGAGTCAGACTCATCCAGGGTCAGAGAATATGCGTGCTCCTCAACGGGCTTCAATCCAAACTTGTCCTTCCGGAACCCTTGGTAGTAACTCCGGTAGCGCTCGCCGTCGACCATGACCCGGTCGTGGAAGTCCTCGAAGTAGTTCCGTAGTTCGTCCCTGAACTTATGCCGAGGGAGCTTGAACTCCATTCCGCTGTCATCGCAGTAAACCTTGTAGAGGTCGTAGGCCCTAGCCAACGTAGTTCCGTTGTCAGACTTGAAGACGTCGTAGAAGTACTCGATGTAGTTGTAGAACGGGTCGGTTTGCAGCATCATCTCTTCAGGCCGGTAACCCGAGAAGTAGTCCTTACCCATCCTCCGGTAAACCTGGAGGCAGTGGTTGGCAATGGCTCCCAACTCGAATTCGACTTTGGCTGTCAGCACGTGGTAGCGGCCTGTAGGAATCAGGCGGCCGGACGGGTTGACGTCTATCAAGCGTCGGATCAGACCAGACTTCGCGTCAGTGATCTTGACCGGCTTGTTTGTACCAATTAGAAGGAATGCGTTGACCCTTGCGGAATATGCGGACTTGTTCTTCTCGTTGATGATAATGTTCTCGTGAGAGATGATCGAGTTGAGAAGTGAGTTCTTTTCGATCCGGCTCAGATCGGCATCGTGATCGATGGCGACAAGCGGGTTCGTCCGGAACATTTCCGCACTGAAGTTGTTGCTCAGGCTGGTGAGGGCAGCGACATCGAAGCCGGTGTAGTATCCCTCGAACAGCTTTTCGACGATGTTCAGGTAGGTCGACTTACCAGATCCAGGAGCCCCATACAAGACGAGGAACTTCTGAATATGCTTTGCTTCCCCAGAGATGATGGCACCTACGGCCCATTCGAGTTTCGCTCTCTCCTCCGGATCGTACAGAGTCGATGCGATCTCGTCATAGGCGGCAGTCTCGCCCTCCATCAAGGAGTAGGGAAGCCTCTTGCTGGCGTAATCGTCCTTCTTTACCTCGGTGTTCGCAAATATGATCCGCTCATCAAGCGGTTTAGCGTTGTCCGAGAGGTGGTTCATGAAGGACCTGAAATCCTTCCACATCCCACTGCTGAAGTTCTTCATCAGCTTGATACTGTCATACTGCAACGTGTGACCTCTAGATTCGAAGTACTCCAACAATGCATTGTCGATGAGAGGTGCCACGTCGTACTCATCGGTACTCCAGAGTCCCTTCGCTTCGTTCCAAACAGCGTAGAAGCTCTTACCTCGGATCATGAGGTCTTTGGACTTGCCTACTTTGAACTCGGGTCGAACGACTATCGATCCTTTATTCGGGCCTGTTTCTACGGTTTTCTCGACTATCTTATAGAAGTCCATCCATCCTCCTTTCAGGCCTTAGAGCTCAACGTAGTGTCGATCCAGCAAATACTCATTGAGTTGGTACCACAACTCCACTTTTCGCTGGTCTTGCCGGGTATGTTCGATCGGAAAGAATCCCCCGAAACCGTTTGGTCGGTACTCACGGTTGTTCACCCTCTTGATGATCCTGTCCATCTCAGACAGGGATCTTGAATCTCGGCAGACGAAATCGTTGAACCTGTCCAGGCCAACGTTCTCCATCAGCTTCCAGAACCAACCTTTGACGCCTCCGGGAAGGGCTAGAGCGTCCGCTTCGAAGTCTAGGATTCGCGCTAGGGCGATCGCAACCTCGAAGAACGAACACTCTTGACCCATCCATGCACGGTCGTACGGTAGGTCCGGATTCTGATCCATGAACTCTTCTCGGAGATCCTTGCCGTCCGACGCTCGATTGTCGTCATTAGGCACGAAATATAGAAACTCCGTGGAGTACATGCGTTTGGCCAGTATCCAGTAGGTCTGCTCGACGTTACGGGTCCTTACGGAGCCGATCTGTCGATACAACCACTCCAGGTACAAGTCATCGAGAGGGGCTGGATCACTCATCACCTGCTCTCATCTTGCCGGGTCGGTTTTCGCGACGATCGCGAGACTTCTCGGTATAGATGAGAGACGCCTCGTGGTGGCCGGGATTGAAGGTGATCTCATAGACCTCCTTGCGCTGGTCGTTCTTGGCGTAGACCACGTTCGGATCGTCACTCAACCAGCCGAAGTACTCGAGAGTCTTCCGACCGATGGTCTTGGGGTGATCCATGACGATTTCGTCGGAGTTGCTGTCGACGACCAACCGGTCCTCGGGGTACCACTCCAGGCTCATCGCCTCGTAATCCTCCGCGTCCAGGAACTCCTCGAGGGAGATGATGTACGGGAGTCCGAGGTTACGGGCCTTTGTTTGCGCCGCAAATCCCTCGTCGTTGTACCGCTTCTGCTCCGCGCTGAGATCGCTCGGGAACTGATCGGCCGGGTCGTCCAGGTTCATGTCTTCCCAATCTTCGTGCTCGGCACCGACCTTAACCGTCACCTCATTGGCCTGGATGACAACATCTTCTGGTTCGGTCTCGTCGGCCGTGTCGTATTGCTCGGCCAGCTTCGTGTATCGAGCCGTCACCTCCTCCAGGGAAGGATTCGTCGGGAACCTGCGATCGGCCTTGCGGTCGTAGTAGGTCTTCAGACTGTCGATCTCCGAAGCGAGAACCTCCTCGTAGTACCGACGGACGAAGTACCACGTCGCCAAGCCAGTAACCGCCGAAGCGCCCGCCGACCAAGCCATGGTTACGTACGCGCTCTTCACGATCAGATCCTCTCGAAGATCGGGCCGTCGACGTTGAAGTCGAGTAGGATGGAGGGCTCATCGCCGTTCACGAACGCAAGCGCCTGAGGGCTGTCATCGCGATCGATCCCGAAATCGATGTAGCCGTCACCGTCCGACTTCTCGTACAGCCATCCGACGATCTGACCAGCGGGCCTGCGCTCGATGCCCAGCGCGTCGTACACCTCGTTCAGGAACAGGTGCCCACGGATGCGGAGCAGGTGGTTCGAGTACTTCTCCACGCACTGGAGGAAGAACAGGTTGTCGTTCGGGTTCGGCTCCCATTTGTCGTTCAGCTCGTCGAAGAAGGCGGCGTACGGGGAATAGGATACCCCGTCGAGAACACGGATCGCGTTCTGCTCTTGCTTGTTGCCCTCGACGTCCTCGACCATGCACTTCTCGAGCGTCCCGTTGTGAGCGATCTCGAGTTCCTTGTCCTCGCCGAACTGCTCACGAACGGCGTCCCGGTACTTGGTGTAGGCCGTGTCCAGCGCAGAATATGCCGCCGCAAGGGCCGCATTCCGACTGCGCAACAGCCCGGTACCCGACAGGATGCACACCACAGAGGCCGTGCCAACCATGGCAGGCTTCCAGTAGACGTCCAGGATGTCCTTGCCGTAGTTGAGGTAGGCGCCGGTCAGGTCGCGCTGATACTGGAGCTTCGTGTACTCCTCGTTAGGAATCCGCTTGTAACGGCGGGTCTTGATGTTGTTGATCTTCGCCCGAGCACCCTTGGTGGAGTTCTTCAGATCGAGGGTGGCCTTGCTGGCCATCACCACGGTCGCGGCACCGCCCACGAGACCTGTCGCCACCAGGATCTCCGGGCTGTACTTCTTGAGGTAGAGCAGGCCACGGTGTAGGACCCGCACGCCCATCTCCAACAGTTGGTTGTTCATCAGTTCTCCTTGTTGAGATTTGGTTGTGGCTTACGAAGCCACCTGAGATGCAAAGCATCCTTGTTGAACGAGTCGCTCCGCTCCAAAGTGAAGAGCAGATCCGGATTGTCCAGAGCGACCTGGTTACAGATTTTCTGAATCCACCCCAACCCGTCTTCTTCCCAGTAGATCGAGTCGAGCACTAAAGGGAATTGCCACTCGCCGATGTCAGGGAATTCTTCGAGCGAGTTCTCGATTTGACTCTGAATATCAGGCCAATCGGTGACGTGGATCTGCCCCTCGGTCATCAGTCGAGCGGTTCCGGTCGGGGCATCCGCAAGCGGTAGCCGGAGCGGTCGGGAACGATCTTCGCACCCTCGAGGTCGAACCAGCCCCAGTTCTCGTCGGTGAACTCGGGAGTGATGTTGCACATCTGGTAAAGGTCGGCAACTTTGACCATGTCGTATCGGTCAAGACGCTCACTCAGCCCCAGGATCACGTCTTCGGCTTCTCCCCGGCTGTCCAGAATGATGTCTCGGAAGTCGAACTCGCTGCGAGACCGCTGCGAGAGCTCCCGTCGAGGTTCGCTGCGACGTTCGGATCGAGAGTTCCCCCGGTAAGCCGACCGATAGTTGGTCTTCGGCCCGCCACCTTCCCGCCGGGTGTTGCTGACGCTGATCTCGCCCCAGAGAGCGTTCTCAACGCCCTTGGACACCATCTCATTGATCAGGTTCTTCAGCGCGGGGATCATCACCTCGTGCATCACGTACTCGCCGACGGAATGAGCGTCGGGAGCCCCGAACAGAGCCCTCAGCTTGGACAGCGGACTCTTCTTGCGGACGATGACCCGCCCTTCGACGATCGGGGTGATCGGTTCGTCCTTCGGCTTGTCCTTCTTGGCGTTGCCTGGGAACTCGGTGTTTTCGGATGTCATTTCTGCCTCCTCAGGCATGGTTTGGTTAGAGCAGATTGATGACGAGGGTGAGCACGTTGATGGCCTGCTCTAGCTGGGTGTCGAAAGCCACCTCCGTCAACTTCTCGACGAACTGCGTGAAACTCCAGACGAGCACTACTCCCGCCAGCCAGACAGACGCCTGGATTGCGATGTTGGCCTTCTGAGTGGCCGAGAACCCCTTCACCAGGCTTCCCGCGATCCCTGACGCGCCGAAACCGCTGACCAAGATGACTCCGGCCTTGATGACCTTCTTGCTCCACACCCATGCGACGGCATCCCGCGCAACGATGAGGGCCTTCTTGATGATGCTCTTGATGGTGTTGAACATGATTGTTCTCCTTTTTGGTGTTGGTTACTTCTTCTTGGGTTACTTCTTCTTGGGGTCCTGCACTTCAGATACAACTTCCCGGCTGGGCGGTTGCGTGAACTGAGCTTCGACGGGGAGGATCCCCCGGAAGAACTCGACGACGGCCTCTTCGGCGTTCTTGTTCTCGAAGAGCATCTTCATCAGCAGCTCGCTGTAGGCGTCCGAGCTGATGAAACGGTTGGCGAAACGTTCCGACTTCTCGAAATCGTCTCCGAAGCGCTCGCCGACCGAGTACCGGATGATCTTCTTGAGCGTCGGGATGATCCGCTGTGGATCGTTGCTGGAGTAGACCGACTCGATGTCATCCATGATCTGGAGCTCGAGGACCTCCACCTTGGTCAGGTGGAACCAGTAGTCCTTGGTGATCTCGTTTCCGTTGGTGTCGGCATGGGTGATCGTTCGCTTGAGCATGTGTGTATTCTCCTGTTGTGTTGAAAAATGAAGAACCCTGTTTAGGTTCTCACTAAGTGCGTTGTAAAACTTGCGAGTTGAGGCTCAGGCCTCGGCACGACAGGCGTCGGCGTACTCGCGGTACTTGAGCTTCGAGATCTTGTCGGACTGGACGCTCATCTTCGTGGCCATGGTGTTGACCTTGTCCCAGTCGCCGACCGCGATGGCGTCGAACGCCTGGGCGACGTACCCGAAGGCGACGCTCGCGGCCTCGAAGCCCTTGTCGGCCTCATCCAGAGCCATCAGGCAAACCTCGGGAACCACGTTGGTGACCACGGGCGGTGCCTGGGTGGTCGTGACAACGGTCGGAGCGGGATTGGACACTGCCTTCTGGCGTTCGACGTTGGATCCCGTCAGAAATCCGACACCGGTGGCGGCGAGTGCTGTGACGATGAAGATTCCAGCGGTCTTGTTGTGGGTTGGTGTTGTGGTGGTCATTCTCTTTCTCCCTTGATAGTTGGTCTTTTCCTCCAAGAAATCACCATTCTGAACAGGCGACTCTTTGGGGACTGGTCGTTGCCGACTTGGACGAGCCATCCCGGCCCCAGTTCCCGTGCCAGATCGACCACGAAGTCTTCGAAGTCCATCTGTTGTTCGAGTGACAAATATCCCCACTCCGATTGGGTGAGGACGAATTTGCCCTTTTTGCCGCCCCGCAGATTGTCCGAGACGGCGGCTTCTAGGTCCTCACAGAGCTCACGAACTGCCTTCGGAGTCATCCGAGCCACTCCGTTCCTTCAGGAACTTCCCCCCCAGGCTTCCCAGCAGGAAGAGCGCGATCAGTACTGCGACGACGAGGAATATGGCTCCTCCGTTGTTGAACGTTGGTGCGTCAAACATGTTTCTCCTTTAGTAGCAATGCTGGCATGGAGCACCCGCCGGAGTCTCCAGGAAGCAATTCGGGCATGTGTTCTTGGCCGGAGGAAGCGGATCCATTGCGCCAGCGACCTTGAAGGCTGGAATATAGCCCTGCTGGTGTCGTCGGCGGTCCCGTTCCTTCAGACAACTGACGCACTTCCAAGAAGACGACTTTGAGCCGTTTTGAGAGATCGACGCGTAGCAACGGTGCTCGGTATTCCCGTGCCGGATGCAGTAGAGGTCTCTGCTCGGTACCACATCAGGCTTCCGATTCGGATGAATTTTCTCAGTCATGACTCTCCGTTAGTGAAGGTCGTCATAGCCAGCCATCGGCGTCAGACGGTAGTCGAGGTGAATGCAGGGACGGTTGTCGTCGGTCAGAATCGCCGACGGATCGATCTCGAGGAGACGATCGGTGTTCCAACCCATCTCATCGCCTAGGGCGGTGGGGTCGAGGCCGACAAGGCTGTAGAAGTTGTTCAGTGAGGCACTCATCGTGTTGATGCACTGCTCGTTGATGTCGTTTACGGCCTTACGGATCGACTCGAAGTCCGAGTGGAAATATCGCCCGCTCAAGCTGTCGTAGCAGAGGACCTTGCCATCCGCCATGATCAGGACTTCCTTGGAGGGCTTGTTGGCCTTGACATGATCCTGGGCGATCTCCTCCCGGACCTTCTTCTCCTTGCTGGTTCCGAACTGCTCGATCACCTTGTCCTTGTACTCCTTCAGAGCGGTGTCCGCCATGGTGTACATGGACGTCAGAGCCGCTCCACGACGCACGTGGATGTTGTTGGTGCCAATGATGCAGCTGATCGTGGTGATCCCCATGATCGCGGTCGGGATGTAGAGATCCCAGGTCAGCAGGAAGACCTCCTTCTTGGTCAGCGCCTGCATGTTGTTACGCATCTCCGAGGCGTAGATGGCGCCGTAGGCCTCTTTCGTCGCCTTGACCGCCAGGACTGCTGTACCCACGACACCCACAGAACCCGCCACGGTGAGAATGGTTGTGGAGTTGCGCCGGACGAAATTGCCGATCATCCGGATGAGGTTGTTCATGTTTTCTCCTTTTCGAGTGTTAGTTCAGCCATGCAGGGTCGAACCCGGGCCGATGCTGGTACTGCACGAGCAGAAGCTCGACCAGAGGTGACGGCGGAGACGTGTTCCCGAACCGCTTGGCGTCCTGCTCCAGGATGGCTTCCTTGATCTCGAGCGTCCGGGTAACGGCGATCCGGTATTGCGGGACTGCCGAAAAGGTGGTCGAAACCAGATCAGCATCGAGAAGCGTCCGGTCATCAGCCATGCACTTCTTGAGGAACTTGATGTGCGGCTGGTCGTAGTAGTTCTCCATCACTTCCCCTTCGGGATTGGGAATCCGACGAGGCCGTTGAAGCTCGGCTCATCGTCGACATCGATCGACATGCCGAGGTGTTCAAGAGCCGCCCTGGCTCGTTGAATGTCATTCAAGTATGCCTGGAAGTCTCTGTAATACAGCGCCATGTGACGGTCTTGTTCGTAGTTGTTTTTCATGTTTTCCCTTTCCTCAAAAAGCTTAAGCACCTTGTTGGGGGTGCTTAGAGGCTTTGATCTTTTCTTGGGGGGACGGGGGGTTCAGTTCTCATCTTCGGACGAGGAGAAGTGGTCGACAGTCGCGTTGACGGCGGCGTCAAAGGCCTTGCTCACCAGCAGGGTGGTTGCGGTGAGGATGGCGATGACGGTCATCTGAGCGAGGATGGCTTCCTTGTTCTCCTTGACGTACTGGACGGGGTTCTTGAACATGGTGATTCCTTTCATAGATATGGATCTCACTAAGGGGCTTGTATTTCTCGCGAAAGCATAAGCACCTTGTTAGGGTGCTCAGAGGCTTGTGGTCACTTGTTGTTCAGCAACCACCAGATGATCAGGACGATCAGCCAGAAGCCGCCCGTGAGCACGGTCAGTACGACGTGCAGTAGGACGATCCAGGGGCTAACCTTCTTGGTTCGGGACATGGTGATTCCTTTCATAGTGGGTTTCACTAAAGGCCATGTTTTTCTTGCGGAGGGTCATCGGTGATGGTGTACAAGATCCCGTTTGAATTCGGACGCGGCCAGGGCATGTGTAGGAGGAATTTAACCGGCCTGGCTCCTCCATACATATATTGGGCGTCATCGATATACATCGAGTCTTCCATCTCCGTTTCGAACTCAATGTGTTCGCACTGGATTCCCGTATATTTCCGGGTATTCCTGCCCTGGCGCAGAGTGATCTCGACTTCGACAGCCGGCAAAGATTCGGGAATTTGTTCCATGATTTTTTCCTTTCTTAAAAAGCTTAAGCACCTTGTAGGGTGCTCAGAGGCTTGAGTCTTACGACTCTTGGAGGGTCAGAATGAAGGCTTGCGTCTTCTTGGCGATGGACTCGGCGCGGGTCTTGGTCTTCTCGACCTGATCCTTGACGTTCGCGATCTCAGCGTCGACGCGCTTGACGCCGAGGTAGGCGAGGGCGAGCGTGGATAGTGAGGCCAGGAAGGCCAGGGAGGTCATGACGACCAGGACGGTTCCGGTCTTGTTGGACATAGAAGTTCCTTTCGTTGGGTTCTCATTAAGAGGGATGTTTTACTTGCGCTCTTCTTCGCGCTGAAGGCGCTGCTCTTCCTTGAGGATCATCTCGTGCAGTACGGCGTCGACCCGCCCGGGAAGATTTTCAGGCTCCGTAAAGCATTCCACCGTCCTCACCTGCCGTGTGAGCCCGCGATGCCCAGGTCTGCGAAGTGCGATGCGAAGGTTGCGTTGGTTGTCCCATCCGAATTCCCAGACGTAGGTCGGGGGGAGTTCGGGCAGGTTGATGGAGATGTTCATGACGGTTCCTTCGGAGTCTCGTCGGTTCCTTCAGGATCGTAGCCTTCTCCATACTCGCTACGGATCCAGAGTCGGCACGTTGGGTGATCTTCGAAGAAGTCCAGGGAATTGTTGCGGCAAGAAGGACTGAGTCCGAACAGCCAATCAGCCTTCGCGAAGTCGAGCCAGAGCTGCCGCTTCGCGATGTCCGCCCGGATCTGAGGAAGATCGTAGAGGTGCTGTCCGGATTCTTCCCGGGCACGGATAGGTGGATTGTGGTCCAGACATACCAGACGTAAATAATTACTCATTACTTTTCCTTTCGTCAAAAAGCATAAGCACCTTGTAGGGTGCTCAGAGGCTTTGAAACTGATGAGGGTTGATGGGTCGGTCAGGACTCGTCGGCCTCGTCGGAGTCACTCGAATCGCTGGACGAATCGGGGTCCTCCTCGTTCTCGCTGTCAACGAGGCTCGAGAGGTACAGCAGGGTCGCGGTGGCGCCGGTGAAGGTGCCAAGGGCGAAGATGCCGAACTTCTGAGCGTTGCGCTGGGCGAAGGACTTGGTGGATCCCCAAACTCGAACCAGGGGGTTCGGAGTGGTCTCGTCGGGGGTCTGGACGGGGTTCTCTTTCTCGGTGGCCATGGTGGCTCCTTTCGTAGTGGGTTTCATTAAGATGCATGTTTTTCTCGCGAAAGCTTAAGCACCTTGTTAGGGTGCTTAGAGGCTTGTGCGCTACTTGTGGGGTTCGGGGTCGACGGCGGTCGGCTTCTCGTTCTCCAACGGAATCTTCCAGGAGATCCGGGGTTGATTCCTAGACTTGTGGGTTTCGTAGGCATACCAGATCAACCAGGAGACGCCGAGGAGGATCATGAGAGCGCCGACAATTTGGTCGTACATGGTGGTTCCTTTCGTAGTGGTTTCACTAAGGACCATGTTTCTATCGCGAAAAGCTTAAGCACCTTGTAGGGTGCTTAGAGGCTTTGGGCGTTACTTCTCGTACATCTCGTCGTAGAGGTTGAGGGCATGGATCCGGGTGAGGTCGTGGGTCATGGGATTGTTTCCGTACTTCCATCCGATCTTCGCGCCTGCGACGAAGCAGCGACTGAGGTACACGGTCGCCTTAGCGACGTGGTACACAGTCTTTGCCGCGAAGGGTGCGAGCAGGACAGAGGCGGCAACAGCGGTGACCTTGGTCTTCTTGGACATGGGCATGGTGTTTCTCCTTTGTGGATGTGTTGATGGGTATCACTAAAGGGCATGTTTTTCTCGCGAAAAGCATAAGCACCTTGTGGGTGCTTAGAGGCTTGTGGTCACTTCTTGAAGATGTTGAGTACGCGTGTTGCGATGATCCAACGCCGGTCTTCGACGAGGTGCTTCAAAACGCGCTGATAGAACGGAGCCTTCAGGGCGCAGATGTACATCTCGAGACGGTAGTCGCAGAGGAGTCGATCGATCACGAGTGCCTGTTCGAGCGAGAGGTTTACCTCGGGGAGGTAGTTACCGGTCTCGCTGTACAGGAGCTTTCGTGCTTCGTCGACCTTCTGGTCTACGGTCTCGGAACGCATCTTGGCCTGAAGAATCAGTTCATCAGAGTCTTGAATTTCGTTTCGGACATGGATTGGATTCATGAGCGAGTCGTAGTACATGATGTTTCCTTTCGATAGTGGTTTCACTAAAGACCATGTTTTCATCGCGAAAAGCTTAAGCACCGTGTTAGGGTGCTTAGAGGCTTTTGTTCACTTGCGGAAGATGGTCTTGTACCAGGGCTTCTTGAGTTCATCAGCTTGCGCGGCGAGTTCGACGGCGAGGAGACGTGAGCAGGATTCGGCGTTCCTCAGCAGCTCGGAGATCTCGTACAGCTCCTGGTAATAGGGCATGATGAAATCTCGGCGCATGGGCTGAAGTAGTTCCGAAACCTTTTCGTGGGTCTCCGCAATCTCTTTTGCGTAGTAGTTGATTTTTCCGGTGAAGTCGTACATAACGATTCCTTTCATAGTGGGTTTCACTAAAGGCCATGTTCTTTTCGCGACTTTTTTCTGGAAAATCCCCCCGGGCAAAAATTAGGGGTGGAATGTAGGACGTGCGAGAAACAGAAGCCCCCTGTAACGTGGACGGTTAAGTCTTTATTACAGGGTGCTCCCATTTTGAATCTCTCGGGGGTTCAGTTGCTCACAGTTTGGGCTTGAAGGCCATTGAGGACATGGCTCGGCTTGTCAGTGAGTGTCCGAAGAGTTCGAGGCCGGCGAGTACCAGCGTCAGACTGGCGTACACGGCGACGGTCAGGACGGTGTTCTTGTTGATCTTGCCTTCTCCCTTTTCGGGGTTCAGCTTGTTCAACTCAACAGCGTTCTGAACGATCGACTTGTAGCGGTCTGAAGCGGGGTCTGCCTTTTCGAGCTCGTCGTAACACTTATCAAGTGCAAGGTCGAGCCTGGTCAGTTCAGGCTTCTTGTACCAAAGCATAATGCTCCTTTCGTTGAGGGTTTCTCACTAAAGGGCGTGTTTCTGCTGCGAACTACTGCGGTTCCTCGGTGGGCTCATCCGGCCAAACCGCTTCGACTGGGATGACCTTGTCGGTCGTCTCGACCTTGAACTTCACTTCGGCCTTCTCGGCCCAGTCGGTGGACTGCGAGCCCATGCGGATGAAGGCCACAGGATCGTTGTCAGCGTTCTTGCCGACGAGGACAGATCCCTGGAATCGGTTGGGGTCAGCGGCGTACTTTGCCGATGAGAGGGCCAGGAGGGTGCCCAGGAACGTGTCAGTGGCGGTGATGGTACCTACCACCTCGAGCACGTATGGGAAGCCCCAGAGGCCGCTCAGGGCCGCGTAGAAGGTCGCCAGAGCCGGAAGCAGGATCATCGCGACCCACTTCAGGAAGTCGTACAGCTTGTTGTTCATTGTTTTCTCCTTGTTCTGTCGTTACGGGTTTGACGCAACTGACCTCGGGAGGTCTGATGCTTGTCGATTTGGGAGAGTCGGTACTGAATCTCCTTGAGTGATTGCTCCAGATCCTCGAAATAGTCAGAATGCTTGAAATTCCGCCGCATGTACTGGAACATGTCCTTGTTGTCCTCGAAGATCTCGGTGACCATGGACAACTTGACTTCCAGCCTGTTTAGCTGGTCCTTGACGTGGGTACCGGAATTGGTCTCCGTCAAGGTTCTTGAGATTCTCTTGGATGCTTCGTGATTCTGTTTAGCAATTTCATTCGTCTCATCTGCTGTGATTTTCGTCTCCGCGGCTGCCCGTTTCGCTTCCTCGGCCACCTTCTTGATGAATCTCAGATAGAAAAGAGCGACACCCCCAGCCACGATGATCAATAGAGCAGTCACCTGCTCCCACTTGATGAAATCTAAGGGGTCATACGGCATGTTAACACCACCTCACACATCTATCGGTTTCCAGACGCCTGCTTTTCGGACGTACGGTATTGCAATCTTCCATACCCCTTCGTGCCTGACGTAACACGTCGTGCTTTTCCAGACCCCAGCTTTCAGGACTTGTGGTCCAGATACGATGAGGGCCGTCGATGAAGGACCGTATGAGCCCGTACCGATTGCGTTCTTTGCCGCCACTCTGAAGTAGTAGTTTCCGCCACTTGGGGCGAAGATGTCTGTGGGACTTGCGGTGGCTGCCACAGTGGTGGCGCCAGAGAAGTCCGCATTCGGAGAGTATTGGATGAAATATCCTGTGATTGCTGATCCCCCATTGGCAGGCGCCGTAAACGCGACCGTAACTCTGTTGGGAAGGGTAACCGTGAGAGTTGGTGCAGTCATCGTTGACGGAGTATTGGGGATGGTATAACTAGAAGCCGCTGACCAACTGCTCCAGCCCTGGCTGTTGTGAGCCCTGACTGAGAAATACCAGGTGGTGTTTTTGGCTAGATTGGCAACGGTTTTGCTGAGAGCCGTACCGGCAGCAGAGACGATCGCACCGGTGAACGCACTGTTATTAGCCCACCGGATCTCGTAAGAGTCGATGGCTGCTCCATTGGCGCTAGGTGCTACCCAGGTGGCCTTCAGTGTCGAGGGTGGTGTGAAGGTCAGCACTGGAGCTGCGGGTGTCGAAGGTGTTCTCAGCAATGAGGGCAGCGTGTATGAATCTGCTACGCTGCCGCCGTCTCCGAAGTTACTTGTGATGGTAGGGCCGAAATATACCCGGTAAGACACGGTTTTGGTGCCATCAGCGTTATGTTCGACGGTGAAGTTCTTGTCGATGATCTCTTCTTTTGTGGTCCCCGAAACGCTGAAGTTAGCCGTGATAGGACCGTAGCTGTTCGTCCCAGTGATTCGGGATTTACAGTTTCCGGTGTTATCCGCGGACGACGACCCCGAATCGAGCCAGATGAAGCCTCTGACGCGGACAACGGACTCATTTGCAGCCTGGTTTTGGGAGACCAAGTCGATTTGTACCCGGAGGTGCCCGCGAGGGCCGATGTCAGTGTCGTTGTAGACCATGACGCTTAGAGGATCTTCAGGTAGATGTCACCATCTTCGCCACCCATGGGGTACGCAACCCCCGAGGTGATTCCGAGGTTAGCGCGGGCAGCGGCTTTGGTGATGGCGCCGGTTCCGCCCTTGGCGACGGACCAGGGCATCGTGATCAGCGCCTTGGTCTGTGCGATGAAGTCGCGAGTTCGGTTGATCTCACGAGCACCCCAACGTACACGAGCATCATCACTGCCCGTGCTGGGAACCAGAGGATATCCCCCGGCAGTAGCGTCGTCTCCGACAGCCATTGTGTCCTCCTAGTCCTAGACGCTATTCCACTCCTCGAGACCCATATCTTCCCAAACCTGATTCGCAGCCCAGGCGTACCAGGACCCTGGAGTGATCAGCAGGTCGTAGGTCAACGTCGGGTAAGTCCGAGTGCCTTCTGAGTCGGTCACAAATATCTGCTCTGTGACGCGCATGATGTTGACTTTGCCGTCGAGGTCCCGTTTCTCAACAAGATCGCCCAGGTTGTAGTCCACACCGTACTTGTATGCCGTGTATTCCGAGATTTCGCCGTCGAACGCAATGATGGCCCGGTTTTTTCCCAGCTCTTCTTTGCCCTTCTGGATGAGCGCAGCCGTCAGGGGAGCCCCAACAGGTAGATCGATGTCTCCTGCGTCAACCGTCAGTACACGTCGTTCGAACCCACTCACACTGGGATCGACGTTGTCCGCATACACGACTGCCGTGCCGTTTTGTCCGTACACATAGGCCACGTTCTTGTAACTGGCGACGGAGGTCAGCGAGTTGACGCTGGTCAGGTTGTCCAACTCGGCACTGAAGATCACTGCAGGCAGCAGCGACTGGGAAGAGGTTCGGTTTGACCCGGAATATACCTCGAAGTACAGCTGAGCCGGGTCGATTCCGTTGTCCTTCCGGACGATCCTGAACCCCAGGTGGTACTGGTCCCCAATCTCCTTCATGACGTTGTAGAGCGTGTCCAGAGGCAAGCTGAGGGTAATCGAGTCTTCCGGCTCCGCAATGTTGCCTGACGCATTGAGCTGGCCGGCTGTGTAGAGACCCATGATGTCTCCGGCGTTGTTTCCTCCGGTAACACAGACGGTCTGGAACATCTGCCGCATGATTGCTCCGGGGGTACCGGTGAGTACCCAATCCTCCAGAGTCGCCAATGGGGTTAGCGAGGGACGAGCCGGACGGTCGTCAAGCATGACCAGGAGCTCACGACCCGTAACGGTCATGAGTTGTTCTCCTTCAGTGGTCGTCTCGGTTTCAACAGTCTCGACTCTCATCACCCTTTGGGAGGCTGCAATCGTGAGCAAAGTTCCTGCGAGGAACGTATCGCGCATGGATCGGTCGTTGACCATCTTCAACTCGAAGTCTCCGAAGGCTGTCTGACGCTCGGACCAGATGAAAGACACATACTGATCCACAATCGCCGCCCTACGCAGAGATTGATCCAGAATATAGATCTCCATCAGAGACCTCCGAACCGTTCTGTGTATCTGACGGTGTAAGGGATCGTGGCGCCAGCGATCTTAGTTCTGAAGTTGTTGGCTCCTGGCTGAAGCTGGAAATATGGCGACTCAGGTGATACTCCATACAGAACTGAGGCCCTCGCAGTACCTCGAGTCATCCACGCACCTTTTTGACCGGGAATCGTGTTGATCTCCAGAATATCCCCGGCCAGGAGCGGCGCAGCAAAGTCCATGTTGTGCAGAACGTTGTCGGCACCGCTGTGAACGATTGAGAATTCGGTGATCGTTCGGTTGACTGCAAGGGTGAACAGGAATCCAACCGGTACATCTCCGTTGTTGGTGATCACGGAGTCGGTCGTACCGGACGTGGAGTTCCCCGAAAAGCTGGTCAGGGTTGTTGAGATGAAATCTGGATCCATACACAGGATCGAGACAACCGAGTCAGTGTCTTGTGAGAATATGGCAGCTTGGAATGACTCAACCCGCCCGACGATCTCCACGATCGGATGGTTGTCCATCGTGAAGCGGAGAGTGACCTCTCGGCCGGGCATCAGCCTTGCATACAGGGCTCTACGGAGCGACGCCGCCGTGTTGGAGATGTAGTCCGGGTCAAGCCCCAGATGCAAGACGATGCTTCGGCCTTCTTGAGAGGAAGCTTGGTACTGAACCCCATTGCGCGTTGCCGTCTTGGTGGTGACGATA